CTTTGTCATAGAATACATTTTCTAAAACAGTGTTATCTGCTTTAATCATATCTACACCATCAACCTTCTCAACTGACATAATGCTAGCAAATTGGTTTGCTGGACTATCAACAAGAGATAGCTCAATTAAGTCATAGTCCTTGATAATTCTAATTTGCTTTTCCATTGTATCATCATATGCATCATCCCACTTGTTCATTCGTCCCCCGATTGAAAAACCAGTGTATGTACCATCAAGAACTTTTTCCCAAGCATCTTGGGCACCCTTAGAAATATAGGTAGAAACGTATACTCCCTTATAGAACTTCTTTGATTCTGGATCAAAATATTTTTCTTCTTTAAATGAGATCATCTTACCAACAGCAGATGGTTGGTGCATTTCTCTAATGTTCCCACGAAACTTTGCAAAAGCACTCATGCTAGCTTCGGTAGTTACAATATCCATTTGTTTGTCAATATTGTCTAGAGACGCAAAACCAGAAACCAGTCTTCGCTCTTGATCTACTTTGCCAAAAGGCATTGATAGACGAACGTTGTCGCCGTCTGTAACCCAGGAAGCTTTATTTATAATCATAACGTATCTATTATACCAAACATTTATTAGTTTTCTCAGCTATTGAGATGATCTTCCTTCGCCTTTAGGATTTCTTCCAGCAATGGTTGCTGGTCCATCTGACTGGTTGTTAACTCTTTCTGTATCCCGTTGGCGATTTGAATTTGCATTTGATTGAGCATCATTTGCTTGCCCTGGAGACATTACAAATGGAGTATCTCCATCTTTAGTTTGTGGGAGATCAAGAGCTTCTCTAGCCTCATTTGGCATCATAATCTGAGTCTTAACAAGACGTTCAAGAATCTGAGATTGAGCAATTTCATCTGTAAGGGTTAGCTCATTAAACTTCAATTCTAAGATGTCTGTTTTTTCTTTAATAATCTTGTTGATAATCTTTTCAAGATGGTGTTGAGCTGGTCGAGAAACCTGCTCTTTAAATGTACGATCTTGAGATAGTGCTGCTGCGATTCCTGAATCAGAACCACCAAGTTTAGAGATTGGAACCTGATGAGCAATTAAAATATCATCACGATTTTGTTTTCTATATTCTTTAAATGAACCATCTTGGATGCCATTCTCAATTGGCTCCATCTTAAACTCAACCTTATTCTGGTCTGTATCTCCAGGAAGTGGTATATACAGGGTTCTATGAGATTGAGACTTTAGTCCAGTTTGCAAGAATCTAAACATGTTATCTTCTGCATCTGCACTTAACTTGGCACCCTTTAAGGTAATGATATATCTTGGTACCGCTTTGTTTTCAAAGTAATCAATGTTGTATTGTGATGCTAGCTTATCACCAATTAAAGATGGAAAAGCAGCAACAATGTCTGGTACGCCATAAAAAGTATTTAATGGTGAATATTCTTTAAGATGAATAATTTCATTTGGTCTAGTATCTACCGTAACTGGGTTTTGATTTTTAGCCCCAAAGTTTCTAAAGTAAACAACTTGTTGGCCAATGATTTGAAGGAAGCCATCGTTTAGTCTACGCACACGAACAGTTGTTGCTGGAATATGGCCTAGGTATCCAATGTCACCTTCGACAGTTCTTCCTACTTCAATAAAACCATTTCCTGTTGCTTGTAGATCTGTGTAAACCTTTTCCATAGTCTTTGTAAATGAATCATCATCATTTAAATTCTCTAGCCAATCACGAAGTTCAATCTTCATGCGCTCAATTCTTTTTCGAGCACGAGCAGATGCTTGCTCATCACTTGAAGTTTCAAGACGTAAAGATGTTCTATCTGAAATATCAAAACGGTATCCAAGACCTACAACATTTTCTACCTTGGCATCAATAGCAGCATGGTTAGCAAAAGATGTATCATAAAAGTTTGCTAGCTCATACATGTTATATGGTGGAGTAATAATATCAAACAGGCCATATCCATTTCGGTATACTGTTCCAGGATTAATACCCTTAGTTCCTGTACCGTCAACTCCTGATGACTGAGCATTTGCTGAGTTCAAATATGCTGGAGTCATTTCAGCAGCCTTGTTTAAAAGTCTGACAGTTCTTCTTTTAAAATTTTGATTGATGCCACCAAGATCTTTTAGATCATCCCATGTTTTGTTAAATGGGTCTTGTGCGTGGAATATGTTTTCTTCTTGCTCTTGTGTATTTAGTTTTGCACTAACGTAATCAGAATTATCCCTCATCGCCATACATCCTTAAAGTTTTCTGTGCTGCGTCAATGGCACCAAGGTCATTTAGGGAAGGAATTAATCCTTGCTTCATTCTATCCTTTTGCTCTGAATATTCTTCTTCTGTTACCCTTGTCAATCCAGGAACAAAGACTGCTGTTCCTTGACCGTCATCTCCGTAGGAAATTGCTTCTCTTTTTAGTTCTGCAATCTTAGATATATCCCCTTTTTGTGCAGGGATATTCAGTACTGAGCCTGAGCCGTCTGTAAACCATTTTCCAGTTGACTTTTTATACACATACAGTCCCCAGTCATAGTGCTTATCGATGACTTTTCTGCGTACATTGTTAACAATCGGTTTACCAGTTTTTGGGTTTATTAATGAATCCATAACCTCAAGTATACCATATTAGACTGGCAAGAGGGTCTTTGTATCCCATGTAGTATCAGTATATATCTTCATCTTATTAGAATCAAACGTCATACCCTCATTATCATCAATGATAATCTTATTAGTTCCTAGGTAGTTCTTATAAACATCTGTTGGGTTGACTCCATATAGCTCTGAGCTTGAAACGACTAAGGCTTCTTGCCAATTAAAGTTTTCACTCCAGTACGACCAAAGCTTTTCTCCATCACTGTTCAAAACCTTTAGCCAAGGCCTAGTAACAATGCTCTGTATTGTCTGTAAATTGTTTGCCTGGTAGAAAGATATATTATTAAACAGTATTGGACCATTTAGATTAATTGCACCAGTGTATAGGTCAAAGTTTAGTGCAGATGAGAACTGCAATCCTAGGGATCCCCATTCTTTTATTGTAATAACTGGATTTTGAACTGATATGCCGTTCCAGAAATATGTTAGCTTTGTGTACTCTGTTCCAGTTAAACTACTAGTCGCATATATCTTAGCTCTTGATCCAGATGGGCTGTCTGCAACCATGTAAAATTTAATAATATCTTCTTTGTATTTAATTTCAAAGATTTCAATTGGTGAAGCAGAAAAAAAATCTTGATTTGCGAACATCCAGGCTTGCATTGAGCTTACACGATATTCATCTGACAATTCTTTATTAATTGGCATAGCAATGCCACGATTTGTTTCAAAGTTAAAGTCCCCACGAACCTCTATTCCAGAATTTTTTGTTAAATAAAGGTATGGTGTGCTTGACTTATAAATACTAAAAGGATTTTTTGACTTATAGTCAAAATAAATTCCAGATTTTTTGTATGGCACTAGATCAACTCCAAACCTAGTACCTACCGAGTTAAAGGCATTATCACTCAATGCTTGCGAAGCTATCTCTAATTCTTTAATTTTAATTGGTCTATTAATAATTCCACGCACATTAAAGTCAATAGAATATACAACTGCTAAGTCATTGAAATCTACAGACTTGCTAGGATAAATAATTGTATTGTCTACAACTTCAAATTTACTAGCAGCCCAGTCTGGGTAGTTATCAATATCAATAATTGATCCTTCTTTGGCTGGAACATTAATATTAAAGGTTTCATCAAGAGCGTTTGCTCCTTCTGCTATATATTGAAAAGTAACATAGCTTTTAACAAAAGATTCTGATGTGTCATACTCGTAGTACTTCAATGCTTTTTGAGCTAAATCTTCATAATCATTCCATCCAGTAATAAGGCTATTATCTATTTGATAATAAGTTTGCTGAATAGGTGCTGAATATTGTTCTCTTAAATCTTCATATGTCCACGAAGAATTAATTTCTTTTTCTAGTAGTTTAGATGGTGATGGATATCCAAGGTTAAACTGTAAAAAATCTAAATCATAGTAAGAAGCCCCTTGTGCGTTATTAACATATTTAGCAAAATAAGAAAGTGGAAGGTAGTCTTGCCAGTGTCCAGATACTCCAATATCAAGGAAGAATTCATCGTATGCTTCTGTTGGCAACAGGGTATAGCTGGCTAAATGATTTATAAGAGCAATAGCATTAGTTTCTTCTGTTACTCCAGGGGCAGATAAATCATCAAATTTAACAACACCGTATTCATTAAAATAGTTTGATATTGATTTATGATTAAGCTCTGTTGTAAATCCTAATGAGTAAATTTTTCCAAAGAATGAGTTAGATGTTTCTTCGTCTCCCGCAACATAGACTTTTAGTCCATTTACATTACCAAAGAATGCTGAAACATTGCCTCCAAAAACATTAGATAAATCATCAATATTAATTCCAACTGCAAAAAGTTGTTCAGACTCAATGTTTTCTGTTGTATACACTAGTTGTTCTTCTTTATTATAATTTAAAACATACTCAATAACGGCTTCATTAAGTCTAACAATAAAAAAATCACCTGTTAGCGTATTATAAATTTTAATTAATGTTTGATTATTTCCTGAATTTCCAGCATCAAAAAATTCTGTCCAGCTGGTAGTATTATAATACCCTGCTTCAATATAGTCTGCTGGAGAAGTGTTGTAGTATTCTGCATCAAGCAATAATACATTACTGCCAAATACCCCATAAATAGACTTAACCTTATCATTTAAAATATTTAATTTTGGAAAGTTTAGATATGTTCCTAGTCCACTCCAAGTTGAGTTTGGTCTAAATGTTAAAAACTTGTGTGGAAATGCTCCAGATTCTTGATCTGTCTGTATTGCTTTACAGTCAGTATACAAATCATCTAAACTTTTAGTATCTAAAAATATGTTTGGCAAACTATAGGATGGTGTTGTCAACTCTAAAGATGTTGTTTCTAGATTATCAAAGCTTCCTTGTTGCCATTGTGCAAAGCTTGGATAGTTATAGTTTGCGGTATAGTTTGAAAATGAATAGTCTATAAAAGCAGAAGTTCCACCATAGGATGAGTTGATAGATTGTGCTGAAGATACGGCTTGACCATAAACCCATCTACGTTTAGCAACAGTTACAGAAACTTGGTAAGAGTATATAGCAAAACAGTCTACTTCAATCAAACTTACATTCTCGTATGCATAAAATCCAAGCCAGTCTTGGCTTTTTAGCTGTGCATTTAGTAAGTCTGGTAATGCTAAAGATGTGGTATCAATAGCAATTTCTATTACCTGTTCTCCATTTACCAATACCGTCACAGAATTCTTAATTAATCTAATATGGATAAGCATTGGTCTAAACCACTCACCAACAAAATGAGAATTTGACTGACCACCAATAACTAAAGTTAAAAAGCCTGAATCTACATAGAGTCCATCTGTAGAAGCAATTGGTCCAAATATTCTTTTTGGATCTGGAGAATCTGCAATTATTCTTGCCCAGAACTCTACAGTGTATTCTTTATGCTGCCCAGATTTATTTAAAAATCCTTGACCTGGAAATATTAAGGAAGGTTTGTTTGATGTGTTTGGAATAACCTTAGTTAATCCAGAGGCACCGAACACTAGGGGAATGCTTGTATTTTTTGCAAGAAGAGCATTATTCTTTACCAAATAATATGCGGTATCACTAGATACTCCATAGGCTGATGCTGGAATAACGGTATCTGTTGTATCAATTGCAATTGTTTCTGGAAAAGATGCTGGTGTTACTCCTAAAGATTCTTTATGAAATTCTTCAGACCATTGTCCTGTGGTTATTCCATTAAAATAAACTTTGTAATCAGCAGATGTTTCTCCGCCTGAAGACTTTAATATTTTTATAATTATTTTAAAGTTTGTGTTTTCGTCAGGGATCTCAAATGTTTCTGACATAAAAGACCATGACTGGTATGCTGGATCTGTAAAAGTTTTAAACTTTTGAACGACTTCTAGGGTAGTAGTATCTTCATATTGATATCCAATAGAAATAGAGTTAATATATAAGCTATCAATATAAAAATAAGAACCAATAGAAAATGTTCCTAATGTTGTATTAAGGGTTTGAAAGTTAACTTTTGGATCAGGATCATCTGGACCTAGATCTGGACTTAATATAATTGATTCCCCAGATGCTCCTGCTGGAACATTGCAAGACACTAAGCTTGTAGGACTATCAGGAAAAGGTTCTCCTGCAGGTGCTGACCCAGAACTTAAAGTACAGGATTCTGTGTCATTCCAAAGAGATGCTATATTTCTTTGTGCATCAGGAATTAAACTTACGTAATCTGCTTGATCGTCTAGTGCCCAAAGTACCAGAGGGTGCTCTGAGTAAATTTTTTCTGCATATAAATTAGATGGGTTAGACATATATCTCCTACCCCTTATTATAGCAGGCTAAGGGTTAATAAAGTTTAATCTCACAAGCATCAGTAGAGCAATAAGACTCTCCTTCTGCCTCAAGATTTTCAACTCCATCATAGATAGCAGACCAGTCAATCTTACCAATTGTACCCACATAAGAGTTATATTCTTCTCTTGTTATCTCTGTGTACGGTTGCTGTGGATAAGTCTTATTTCCCATTGGAAGGAAAGAAACTGCCTTTAGTTGTCCTTCGTACATATTTAAGGCTGGTGCGACAAACTTCTTTTCTGTTTCTTTATCAAAAGAAAGAGTAACAGAAACGCCATTATCTGACCAGTACTTCTGAGCAGTAGCTGCTAAACCAATCTTTTCAAATAGGCTAACTTCTTTTTCTGATCTCTTGTGACCAGATGCTACTGGAAAATATACTACAGATGTATTGGCTGATACTACATCATCTTCAATTTTATATCCCGCTGCTTTAAACAAATGAAGCATCGGATCTGTGTTACCAAAACGAATAGATCTTAAGTAGAACTCTCCACCTGGACCCCAGTGAACTCCTGGAGTTGCTCCAGATAGTAGTGATACAGATCCTGATGGTTTAACTGTTGTTACACGAACAGACTCTCTAACGCATAGCCATTCTGAGTATTTATGATCATAATAACGAATCTTTTGATACCCTTCATCCATCCATTCACGAGTTGTTGGTAATCCATAGGTATCTGCAAAAGATGCAATTCCAGTTAAGGATGTTCCAATACGTCTGTTTCTTTGCATGATACCGTTTGTTTGCTGCCAATGTGTTGGCATAAGGGTAACAGTCTTTCCATAAAGATACGCAAATTTCAATGTCTTGAGGAAGTCCTCCTTGGATTCATGACGATTTAAGTGCACTTCTACAAGTGTACAAAGTTCGTATGACTCCAATGGCTGCTCCGCACAAGGATTGAATCCCATAATACGGGAATCCTTATAGTCTGGTGCATCTGCTAAACGACCATAGTCTCTCGCAACATCTAACCAAATAAATCCTGGCTCACCATTATCAGCAATTAAATCAACATAGTCTTCATATTTAGTACCAACAGTAGCAGAAATAGAATTATTAGACATCCATGCCCAGCCTGGTTTTTCTGGATCAAATGAATTTCTTTCAGGAAATACTTCTGGATTCTTTAAATTAATGAAACCATTGTCTTCTGGTGTTCCTAAAGCCAAGGTAGCAGAACGTCTAACATTTCCAGAAACAACACATGTTCCAATAAGATTAACAATGTCAACAATTGCACGACTATCTAGTACTTCTCCTGCTCTAGAGCCAATGACATTTTGTATGCGTATATGTAGTTGAATTAATGGTTCTGGACCGCTGGCGACCCCACCAAAGCCTTTAATGGCTGATCCTAGAGGACGGATAAGGTCATAGTTAAATTCTTGAATAGATTGATTTTGACGTAAAAATGAATTAATTAAAAGACGGACAGACTCAACCCATCCTTCACGAGTATCTGGAATTTCATAGGTAGAAACTGGCTCTGTAGGGGCATAGATAGGCATTTGCTTATCTTGTCCCAAGGTATCAAACCCTACTCCAATTCCTAACATTAAAGCATCCATTACCCAAGCAAAAAGAGCCCCTGGATCATTACGATCAATGTCACGAGTAGAAACCATTGCACAATTTTGTAGTGAGGCTGAGTTTCTTTTTTCCATAGTCATTGGAGTTCCGAAAGCCCAAAGACCTCTGCCTGGAGGTGTCCACTTTAATTCAAACATTCTTTGGAAAGCTTCTTGTGCTGACTTTTGTGACTTATTGTCATTCCAAGGTAGTCTATTATCTTTAGCATGATTCTTTTGAACTGAATACATACCTTCAATTACACGACGACAAACCTCATGCCAACGTTCTTTAGTTCCATCTTCTTTAACACGAGAATATGTTCTGATAAAAGTAATTTCTCCTAAAGAGTTGCTACCCGCATCTGAAAATCCAAACGGTGCTGGAGTATTACTATATTTATTTACAAAATCCTCTGATAAGCGAAACGAAAAAACATCTGACATTTAAGTATGCCACCTTTCTAATATTGGTTGAGTACTTCGTAGAATCGGAAGTAGTCCTAAGTATAGCATAGAATTAAAAACAATTCCACGCTCATTTTTAATCTATAAAGTTATTGTTTATAGTTAGTACTTTTATATAACGAAAGTGTTATAAATAAAATAGTTATCCATACTTGCTACTATGAATGTGACACATTTCAATTTCATTTATATTGACGTGACTTGGTAATGATCCCACCCAGTAAATTGCTTCTGCTAAATCTTCTGCCGTTAATGCTTGATCCCGTTTTTGTTCTTGGGTATCAATAGTTGCTGGACAGATTTCTGTAATCTTAATTCCAAATTGAGGGAACTCAAGTCTCATTGTATCAATCAAACCACGCTCACCTCTTTTGGCATTTGTATAATTTCCTCCACCACGATATGGAACTTTTCCACCAAAAGAAGTAACAAAAATAATGGTTGGAGATTCTGATCTTTCCATACATGGTGCAAATAATTGAGATAAGTACATGGGGCCAGTGACGTTGATGTCGTATGCTTTTCTAAAGTTTTCTGGGGTTTCATTAATAATATAAGTTGGGCCTGAGCCTCCACCAGCATTATTAACCAAAAGATCTAAAGTAATATCTTTGTATTTTTCAAAAAACTCTTCTATTGCTTTAGAGTCTGTAATATCTAAGTTATATACCTCAACATTATCAGATATTAACTCAGACACTTTAGATAGGTTTCTTGAAACAGCAATAACTTTATAGCCATTTTCAGACAGTCGTTTAACTGTTGCTAGCCCTACGCCTTTGCTTGCCCCAGTAACAATAGCAGTTTTCAATTACATGCTCTGACTATTATTAAGCTCCATGTTGTTATGGATCCAGTGACCAGGAACCATATACTTTACACCAGACTTAACTGTGTGTGCTGTGTGGAAATATGGAGCATATGCTGGAAATATCACAACGCTATTTTCTTTAGGTTTTACACCAAAGCTAATTGCTTTGTTTTCAAGTGCGAGATCATAGTCTAGATCTACTGCTGGCGCACCGCTTACCCAACCTTCTGAGCTTGTCCATCCACCATCATAGTCTTTTAACTGAAAAGATATTTCTCCGCCTTCACAATCATCATTTAAATACATAACTAGTGAATATCTCAATGTCTTATCACCATCAAGTTGATCAAAGTGAGCTCCCATAGCCATTCCAGTATTATACTTTTTAATGTTAAATGTTGGGAAAAGTCTTGGCTCATCAAAATCACCTAAAGAAGATGCATAGTCTTTACAGACATTGTATAGCGTAGTCATAATAGCGTCATATATATATTTACTTTTTTCTGCTACTTCTCCAATAAGGTTGTTAATAGCATTGATGTCAAATGTTTTTGTTTCTCCATAGATGAAGGTTTTATCGTTAGAAGATGTCCAAGGGTTCCAAACATTTACACCTGACTCTGTGTATTGCTCAAGAGTGTCTAGCTCTTTCCAGATTTCTTTAAAAGTTTTAAAATTTTCAATTGCGTCAGTATAATAGTATACTTTTGGATCTAGCAGTTCTTTATTCATTTGTTTCTCCCTTAGTATTTATTCTTTTCATAAAATCCTTTTTCTTTAATAAACCCCACCAGTACGTATCTAATTGGGCCAGCACCTACATGCTTAACTCCATGATTATACTCTGCGTTTCCTGGAAAAATAAGCATTGTCCCAGGTTCTGGTTTAAACTCTAGACCATTAATTGGAAAAAATAATTCTCCATCTACATAGTCATTATTTAGATACAGAATAGCAGCATATCTAATTGACGGGTCTGTATCCTGGTCGGTATGAGCTTTTAACTCAACACCTTCCTGCATTCTTTGAATTGTTGCAAAACCACTTAATTCTATTGTATCATCAACAATTTGAACTAAGTTATTTAATCTATCAAATAGATTTTGTTGAAAGGGATACTGTCCTATGTTTAAATTTTTATCTTGCCAGTTTTGAGTTATTTCAAATTTTCCTTCAGCAACTAAATTATCAACATCATATCTTCCAAATTTTTGGAAACAAAAACTTTTTAAGTTAGCATGATATTCTATAAACCATTCTTCATTTGGAGTTGAGTTTATAACTTCAAAAACTTGATCTAGTTCATCTTTAGAAAAAAAATCTTTAACTAAAACAATGTCATCAGTGACTTCTTCAACCTGAAAGTTATTTTCTTTTAATATATCTGTTAAGAAATTAGGCATTGTTTTCCAGATCCTCTACCTTGTATTTATTTCCTTCAGCATCTAGCTTCCAGCCTTCTTTTAAAAGATCTTGCCATTCTGCTCTTTCAATTTCTTGTTTTGCTCTAGTCTCTTTCATTTCTGCAGCCCAGGCATCTCTTAATTCTTGTGGATAAGCATCTTCTTCTCTGTCATCCCAGAAAGATCCAATGGTATATCTTACTCCACTTTCTATTAGGGATACTTCGTGCATATTGCTAAATCCCCCGTCAAAAACAGCAAGCATTCCAACTTCTGGCTTAATTTCTATGTCTTGACCTGGAAACTTAAGTAGTCCTCCTTGAAAATCATCATTAAGATATAGAAAGCCTGCATATCGGCTTCTTGTAAAAGCGCCTGAATTTCCTTCAGCATCTGTATTATCTGAGTGTATTCTTGCGTATGCTCCTGGCTCCCATTTTTGTGTGTGATACCCAATCTTAGAAATTGTTTTTGGGTCAAGGTCATGGACTGAAGCGATTGCCTTTGGCATTGTTTTTTCAATGTCTGAAAATATAGTTGGAGATAGCCCAGCATCAAGCAATTCTTGATCATTGTCTTGTGGAAGTACAGAGGAGTATGACTCATAAAATGAAATAGGCATCCAAGAAATTGCACCGTTATCTGCTTGAGCATCTAAGGCTTGAATCATTTTTTTGCAATCTTCTTTGCTTATAAAGTTTTCATAAATAACTATATCTTTTGTTATTCTTTTTTTATTTTCTAGATTCATTGTATTCTTACTCCATTTTCTATTGTAGTCCTTTGAGGATGTTCTTGTCTAAACTTTTCCTCTAATTCTGGCTGCATATTAGCCCAAACTTCTTTTCCAAATTCTTTTTCTTTTGCATACCATTCATCAGTTCCTTTTTGATATTTTTGCCAATACATTCTTGACAAAATTTTATTTTTATTATATGATGGCATCACTCCATGAAGATATGGCATTCCATCCTCTGTAAGGTAGTCTGGGTGTCCTGATGGAAAAACTAATAAATCTCCTGCTTCTGGTTTGTATTTTACAAGTTTATCTCCCATTGCAAAGTCAATCTCTCCACCCTCATAGTCATCATTAAAATATATTGTACATGTTATAACAAACTTATAACCTGGAGCAGAGCCCTGCTCTCTTTGATAATCTGAATGATATCTCATTCCAACCTGCTCATCAGTAGTACTAATATGATACTTACCTATTGTTCCACCTGTCCATCGCCAAATTGGTACAGTATTTCCATTTTCATCTATAGATGTTTCGTTTAAATCTATATCAATATTATATCTTTTAATGTAGTCTTCAGTAACTAAATGAAAGTTTTCCATCATTTCTATACCAAAATTTTTTTGATCTTCTTTAATCTGTGTTGTTGTTTCTATGGTTTTTAAGTTTCCATATTTATCTGACATAGAAAAATTAGGAATTATTGGATTTAAATAATCTCCAAAAATAGACCATTGTGTCCAAGGGCTAAACAGTCTGTCTTCTGTTTCTGTAAATGAATCTGTTAATACTTTATAAGATTTTGAAACATCTTTAAACATATTCTTATATACAAGAATGTTAGGATATATCTCTATTGCTTCAAGATGTTTGTCATTCATATTAAGGTTGCCTATCTCCTGTATGCTTTGTAATCTCCCAAAAGAATGGGCAAGTAAATCTTAAACCACTTGTAATCTCAGTTACTCCATGAATATAGTTTTTATCCCCTGGGAAAAAGTAAGCAGCACCCTTTTTAGGTTTAAACTGTACGCCCTGTAGTGGGAAGTATAACTCTCCACCTTCATAGTCGTCATTTAAATAAAACAAACTAGAAAGGTCATAGTTAGGAAAATCATTTGGAGTTCCAGCATCTGGTCCTTCATGAAGTTCTTTGTCTGCATGAGGCTTTTGAAATTGCCCAGGAAGCCATTTAACAATAGTTGTCCCAGTTGGAATAACTTCGACCTTATAAAATTCTTCAACAATTGGTTTTAGTCTTTCAAATAGTCCAGCAATTACTGGTGCAATAGTTGGATCATTCTTATTTAGTGTTGGGCTGGTTGCAACCCTGTCTTTCCAATAATCTGAGTCATATGTAACAGTTCCATTTTCATTCATATGGCTTTCAGTTACATCCCAAATTGTTAAAGATTTGGCAGATTTTTCTAGAAATTCTATTTCCTCTAGGGTCATAAAGTTTTCTAGCTCGACAATCATGTCTTTGCTATCTCCAAACCACCCAGATGGAGTTATAGATGGTGTTCGTTTAACTACTGTATATGAGTCTTTGTTTTGTTCCATATTTATATTATATCACCCTTCGTTTTATCTGTTACGCCTAATTTTAATATTTTTACCTCATGAGATCCCTGAGTTTCTTTTTTTTCATTTACCGCATCCCTATACCAATCTGTCCATTTTCCAGTAGAATTTATTTCCTGTGCAGCATTCCCATAGGCAATATTTGCTTCTAATCTTGTTCTATCGTTGTCTTGGTACTTAACAATTTCAATATTTGTACCGTTTAAATTTGACAAAGATATAGGAATAATTGTAGCAACTGGAGTTCCAGCTTTGATAACCACTCTCTTATTTGCTACCTTTGCTTTAATAGCTAAAGGCAGAGGATTGTCATAAAAAGAGGTGCTCATTAATGATGACATTGTTTCAAACTCATCACTAAAATAATTTACTGGATTAATAGTAAAAATACTTACGTCTTTGTCTGTTCTAAAAACTAAACCAGTATTTAAACTTATAGAGGATTGACCTCTTCCAGAATATGCTCCCAATGGGCTGAATATTTCAATACGATTTGGAGTTTGATCATTAACTCCATCCCAAATAAACTCAATATCTTCTACACAAGAAAGACTCCAGCCAATTACGTTTGACTGGGTTACTGGAAAACATCTATAGGCATGGCCTTCTGATGTTACATCCATCCAATCTCTTTTAATTGACATGGGCTGAATGTCAAATAGAGCTCCCTGTGTTTTTTCAACTGAGATATTAAACATTAATCTGCCTCTGCACTATACATTTCTGGAGTATGAAACTTTTTACTGTAATCAAGCATTGTTACAATAGAATACTTGGTTCCAGAAGTTACTGGCATTGCTTGATGAGGATACATAAAATTTGATGGGAAAATAAACAAATCCCCAGCCTCTGCTTTAACCTTTAGATTTTGTAGTCTAAAGAAAAGCTCTCCACCTTCATAATCATCATTAACATATGAGACTAAAGAAACAGTACAATTATAAGAAAACCCATGATCGTGATGTTCCATAAAGTGTTGACCTTGACCATATTTAATAAAATTAAAAGCTTCCCAATATTTTAAATTATGAATATTATACATTCTGCAATAATCTTCTACTGCTGGTAACTTTACATCATAAAGATCTTGCCAAAGTGATTGAAGGTTTAAGCTGACTTGACTTTTATCATTTTCAATATCTGTTTTCTTAAACTTAAAATCATTACAATCTCTATAGTCTGGCATCAGTTGCTTGTAGCCTACATACGCAGGTTGCCAGCTGTACCCAGTAGTGTCTCCCTCTGGTTTAAGATTATCTTCAAGTCTTTTTATTACATCAATTTCTTTTTTAATTACACCCTTGTAACAAAAAATTCCATCGCCAAGGTCTATTTTTTCTGTCCATGTTTCCATTTTATTCTCCTTATTTGTATTCTCGTCTTGACCAAACTTTATTCTTATATACCCCGCCGTCAGGCTGTCTATAAAACTTCATGTTGTTAAACATTTTATCATAAATTTTAGACTGATCTAATATCTCTACTTCACTTTTCCAGTTTTCTCTTTTGAATGGTAAAACTTGTAGGTATGGAGTGCCTGCTGGAATTGTTCCTTCCCAGCCTTCCGCAATAAAAAATGGAAAACTTCCAAGTAGATGAACTTTATCTGAGTCAACAATTCCTGTTGTATTTAAAAATGGTAAATCAAACCTATTCATTGGTGTCATAAATAGCGCACTGTACCCTTCTGGAAGCTCAAGTCCCCAATCTGAACTCCAAGCAAAATGATGTTGATAGAATCCTTTTGGATGCTCAAACTGTGGCATAGGAGGTCTTTCAGTGCAAAAATCTTGGTATTTTTTATCTTCAATTGTTACACCAATAACACCTTGTGCATTTTTAGAAAATACTAAGTCGCAAGGAGTTTTAAAAACATACCCTGTTGAAAATGCATCCATAATTGCAGGGCATGCTTTCCATGTAGGAATTTTTCCATAGTCATCTACTGTGCCTTCTTTTGGAAAAGGGCACGTTTCTTTTGGTGCATTATAATATTCATTATTAATTGGATTTTTTGCAAATCTATCTGCATCTTTATACCATTGTGGAATAATACTTTGTGTTGGTGCTGGAACAGAAACACTATCTTTATCTAACCAAGGTCTAAAAGATCTAAAGATTGCTAACTTATTCATTAATGACTCAATTCATTAATATCTGTCATAACAACAACACAATATTTTGTTCCTGATTTCATTGGCAGCGATGCATGTTCATAAATATAGTTTGAAGGAAATATAGCTATATCACCAACTTTTGGAGTATGAACAAAGCTATCTAATCTTGGAAATTTAATTTCTCCGCCTTCATAGTCATCGTTAATATAAATAACAGCAGAAACTGTACAGTTATATGCTGGGCCATGATCTGCGTGAATATTAAAGTGTGTACCTTCACCTTCATACTTTACAAAGTTAAATGCTTCGTAATATGTAACATTAATTCCCCAATAATGTGCATAATCATCTATGCACATTTTTAACTTTTGGTAGATTTCTTCATGTAAATCAATAAGACTTTCGTTGTGCTCATCTTTTGGTCCAAGATTTTCTTGCTTGTATTTAAAATCTACACAATCTCTTGCTTTTTTAATTGGATTTGGAGAATTTGTTACTGTAGCTTCTGACCACTTATATTTTTTATCTCCAGATAAATTATATTCAAGTGTATCAATATATCTTTCTGAATCGTCTTTGGAAAATACATTGTGATAAATATTTAAACCTAAACCTGGATTACTAACACTAATGTTGTTTTGAGGCATTACTCTTGCAATTCTTGTTAAAGCTGTTTCTGATCTATCTTTAGTAAACCAAGGGTTTTCGTTTTCATCATAGATATTCATAAGATTCCTATCTTTAAATGGTATAACTTTATTATATCATAAAAGCATTAATTAAGTAAAAATATGGCAAGTGCCAGCACTACTATATTTATTAAACCCAACAAGATAGCTGATATTTATTACCATTTTTAACTTCATGCTCTAAATATTCATATCCTGCTGGATGTATAAGAAGTTGTCCAGATTTTGGCTTAATCTTTATGCCTAAATTTACAAACTCTATTTCTCCACCGTCATAATTATCATTAATAAAATACTTAAAAGAAACTGTTCTACCAGTTTCATTTCCATAATTATCTTTCATATTAACTTGCTTAGAGCCATCCTCAGATCTAAAAAAAACAAAAATAGAAAATGCTGGCTTAGGCATATTTTTTTTCTTAAAATAATCTATTGCTGATTCTATAAAAACCTCAGAAGAAGTTTTAGATAAGTCGTGTAAAAATAGATGCCAGCCATCCTCTTGATCTATTTTAGAATCATCTTCTAGATTTACAAATCCAATACTTTTATGTTTTAAACTGAAAGGAAGTGTACTTCTCCATTTAATATCAGTATTCCCCATCTCAGACATATCCTCTAAGCCTTCAATTGTTTCATTTAAATCAATATTTATATCATATAAATATATCCCGTTGGAAATTTCCATTACCATTTGCCAATTGGACAGGTTGCTTCTTCTAGCTTAGTCTTAAGATTCATAAAACAACCACATTTTTTGCATTGTTTGCTTAGTTTAATAAAATGTTCACAACCTTTGCAAATAGAAAGTCTTTCTGCAGCAACCTCATCTAAAGATCTAGGCTTGTTTGGATTTAATAAATCCCATGGTTTTACTGAATCAGTCATAGAACAATTGTAGCATGTCTAAACGTTTTAGTAAATTACTTTTAACCAGGTGTATTATTACATCTGCAACATCTTGGACCAGAGCCACCGCAGTTGGAAAGGGCTACCGAGGCTGCTCCTGATGCTGTGTATCCACTGCCCAGACATTGATTTCCGCAAGAGATTGAGGTTGGTCCAGATATATAAACGTACGCAGAGAACGATGGGAAGAATGGTGGGAAGAATGGTGGGAAGAACGGTGGGAAGAATGGTGGGAAGAATGGTGGGAAGAACGGGAAGAACGGTGGGAAGAATGGTGGGAAGAAAGGTGGGAAGAATGGGAAGAAAGGTGGGAAGAACGGGAAGAAAGGTGGGAAGAAAGGTGGGAAGAAAGGTGGGAAGAACGGGAAGAAAGGTGGGAAGAAAGGTGGGAAGAATGGGAAGAACGGGAAGAACGGTGGGAAGAACGGTGGGAAGAATGGGAAGAACGGGAAGAATGGTGGGAAGAATGGTGGGAAGAAAGGTGGGAAGAATGGGAAGAAAGGTGGGAAGAACGGGAAGAAAGGTGGAAAGAACGGGGGAAAGAACGGAGGAAAAAACGGGGCTAAAGTAGTAATAGATCCAGACGCATCAGATGCAATAGATGTTCCATTGGCATTAGTAGCAGTAATTGTATAAGTTTGTGATGTACCAGCAGTGTCTCCAATAACAATAGGAGAAGTAGCACCAGAACCAGAAGTGCCATCGCTGCCTGATATATTATATCCTGAAATTGTTTTTCCACCTGTTGCTGGTGCTGAGAAAGTAATTGAGTTTTGATTAACTCCAGCAGTTGGGGTTGGTGCAGACATTTTGGCAGGGACTGTTGTTACAGTAACTGAAGAAGATGTTGTTCCTGTTGCGGTGCCAGAAGCATTAGAGGGTCTAACTAAAAATGTATATGCGGTATTTGAAGCAAGACCTTGAAAGGTATAAGAAGCAGTTGCACTGCCTGTTGTAACAGTATATGTAGAGGGGGTAGTTGTAATAGTATAAGATGTTGCTGCTGGAGACAAAGCTGGAAGAGTCCATGCAAGGTTTACAGCGGCTCCTGTACCTGCTGCTGAAGCTGTTGAGGTGGTATTTGCTGTAGCTAAATAAGGACGGGATGTTCCAACATCTGAGGCTGTTAAGCTTGTTACATTTAATGGCTCTAAAAAGTCATTTGATGCAGCTGAACGTTTACCCGTCTTCTTAGCCATTTACCTTTATCCCCTTATTACGCTGTTAGATCGCCGTAAACAACCCAAGTGTTTGCTGCTCTTTTGAAAAGAGTTGCAGTCGACCATTGTGTTCTTAGTTTTAATCCTGGTGTTGAGTTAACTGTTGTTGTTCCTGGGGTTACTGCAGCAATTGTCACTTGTCCCGCTCCAGTTTGAAGAATGTCAATAGATGTTCCGATTGGATAGTTAAGTGTAGCATCTGTTGGGATTGATATTGTTACACCAGTTGCTGAAGAAACTTCAATTAAGGAATCTCTCTCTGTAAGTGCTGACAGAGTATATGCTGCCGTCTTTTGAATAATAGGTGTTCGTGAAGGTACGCCTTCTTTTGTCTGTGTACCATCTGTAAATGCTACGCCAGAAAGTGATGGAGTTGCGACTACTGAAATTTCATTTCCGCTTACAGAAATATTTGTTCCTGCTGTGATTGTTCCTGAACCTGAGAACTGGAATACATCAATGTTATCTGTTCCAACAACAAATGTTGCAGGGTCTGCAACTACCTGAATCCACCCTGTCCCAGCGTTTGTTCCATCTTGTACGAATATGTATGCGCCTGGAATCTCTGATGCTTCATCACAATATGTACAACGAGTAAGAACATAAGGTGTTGAAACAGATCCCATATTTGAGACGTAGTATCTACCATTTTGAGCCTTATTAGTTTGATTCTTTACAAGAATACCTTTTCCAACTGCCCAACCTGATGCGCCACCTGATTCTGCAGGAAATGCTCCATTGGTGTTATGTGTAAGAGTTGCGCCTACACCTGCTGTACCATTATTGTATGTAGCATCAATATTTGCTGTTGTTGCTCCAAGAACCTGTGGCTTTGCAATAACTCCTGATGCTGTATTATCAACATACTGCTTGGTTGCTGCATGCAGTGATGATGATGGATCTGCAGAAAGTGTAAGTGCTCCTATCATGGTTCCACCAGCAAGTGCTAACTTAAGATCAAGTGCTGTTTGTGTAGCAGTAGAAACAGGCTTGTTTGAATCTGCTGTATTGTCAACATTTCCAAGTCCAACATCTGATTTTGTGATTCCAGTAGGTGTATTAATTACTGGAGAGGTTAAAGTTTTATTAGTTAGAGTTTCAGTTTTAGAATCAGTTGACTTAGCATCTAGCTGTGTTTGAATGCTTGAAGTCACACCATCAAGATATCCAATTTCAACATCTGATACGTTAGCAACAGTTGCTTGCTTTCCAGATAGTTGAGTTTGAATTGCTGATGTTACACCATCTAAATATCCAAGTTCGGTTTCAGATATAGTTGATGATGCAGAAATTTTTGTCCAGTCAATTGCTGCTGTTGCACTAATGTCTGCATTTGCGATTGTGCCATCAAGAATCATTGCGCTTGTTACTGTGCCAGAAGGCAAAACTACAGTTCCTGTAAAAGTTGGGGAAGATGATGGTGCTTTAGCATCTAACTGTGTTTGAATAGCTGAAGTAACACCATTTAAATATCCGATTTCAGTATCTGACACATCGGTAACAACTGCTTGCTTATTATTTAGCTGTGTTTGAATAGCAGAGGTTACTCCGTCAACATAATTTAATTCGGTTACAGATAGTGTTGCTCCGTCAAGAATATTTAATTCTGCAGCGGTAGAAGTAAGTCCAGCTAAAAGATTAATTTCAGCTGATGTAGCAGTTACGCCAGCAAGTTTATTTAATTCTGCTGCAGTAGCAGTTACTCCATCAAGAATGTTTAGTTCTGCTGTAGAAGAGGTAACACCATCAAGGATATTTAGTTCGGCTGCTGTTGAAGTTACACCATCTAAAATATTTAATTCTGCTGTAGATGAAGTAATTCCATCAAGAACATTTAACTCTGTAGCTGTTGCTAGAAGAGCAACTGCTTCATTAACATTGGGAGATGTTAAGGTTTTATTGGTTAGTGTTTGTGTACCAGCAAGGGTAGCAAAATCTGCATCTGATAAAGCAGCATTAAACTCTGCAGCTGTTCCAGTTAAAATGTTTGAATTTAAATTAATTGATTTAGTATATAGGGTTTGAGCACCTTGATCAAGAACTACAGTTCCTGTTAAGTCTGGCAGAGTGATAGTTCTATCTGCTGTAGGGTCTCCACCAACTAAACTTGTTTCAAAATCATTTACAGTTGTACCTTCAAATTTAAGTTCATTTTGAAGATTAATTACTGTACTATCTATAGTAGTTGTAGCTCCAGTTATTGTAAGACTTCCTGGGATAGTAACATTTCCGCTACTATCAGATAATACTACAATGCCAGTTGCATCAGGAAATGTAATGGTACGGTCTCCAGTAGGTTCAGCCACTGTAAGAGTTGTCTCATGGTCATTTGCTGTTGCACCTTCAAATGTAATGCTTGAACCAAATGATGGATTTGCTGTTGAATTAGCATCAATAAAGTAATCAAGGTTTATCCAATGATTTGTACCATCACCAATTTTAAATTTGTTTGTATCGGTTTCGTACCCGATTTCTCCTGCGTTTAGGATAGGACCGTTGCCACTGTTCGTAGAGATCCACTGTGCTGCAGTTCCCCTACGCTGTTGCATTCTTGTTGCCATATTTATGTCCTCCCAGACCTTTATCTATTATATCAGATAATTAACTAAAATTATCTAATGGACTTCCGCCGTCGTAACTGTTAATCCAATATGCTGAATCATAAAACCCAGCAATTTCTGTAGATGTAAAGATTGAATCATAAAACCCTGCATCTTGGAATATTGAAACAATTAGTCCAGTTCCATCAATTGCAGTATCATGAATGTGTTGTCTAAGATCAGCGGTATCTGAAAATGTAGCAATCATAATCCAGTCAGTAGCATCTGTAGAGTAAATAGACAAATGTTGTGATACTGTATCAAACCATAATTGTCCGTCTACTGGAGAAACTGGTGCAGTTGACTCAGTAGGAACAATTGGAGCTGCTGATGCAATTAAGCCATCTACATAAAGTTTTGTTACTGCATGTGTATTTTCGGTAGGAGTAGCAACTGTAACAGTTCCTCCAAAAGTACCGCCCTGGGCTACATCTAACCCATTCTTTACCTTAAAGTCTTTATTAACAGTTGCCACTTCTAGCCTCTTTTCCTAATTATGCTTCGATGTAGGTCTTGCTTATTTTAACAGAAGTGTCTGCTGATGCTGCTGTTACTTGAAGAACAACACTGCCAGATCCATCATAGGAAGCATCTGTTGTTCCTAGTTGACCATTGCTTTGTATATTAGCATATTCTGTTACATAAACATTGTTTGATCCATCTACGGCTACAAGAACTTCAATAACCTCAATGTCTCCAGACTTCTTTAACTGAACTACATACTTAGCAGCAGAGTATGCTGATACTGCCCATGCATCAATATTTGTTGCTGAAGTTCCAGCAGTTGCTGTATTAGAACCAATAAGAGCATCTCCAAAAGCAATGGTTGTTGCAGTTGCTGCACCAAGAGTTGGTGTAACAAAAGTTGGGCTAGTAGTAAATGCTACTGTTCCAGAACCTGCTTCATCAGTTAATGCTGCTGCAAGGTTTGCAGAAGATGGTGTAGCAAGGAATGTAGCTACGCCAGTTCCAAGACCAGAAACATCATTTGCAATTCGTACTGTAAGTGTGTTGCTTGCACCATCAATTGTCTTATTTGTAAGAGTTTGTGTTGCAGCTGTTACTAGTGTACCGTTTAAGTAATAGTCCTTACCAGAAGCAAGGTTAAGGTGTTCAGATGAGGTCCATGCATCAGTTGCATCTACCCATGAGAAGGTCTTGTCTGTAGCACCCTTAAGAGTAAGACCACCACCGTCTGCACCAGCATCTGTTGGAGATGCTACTGAGCCAAGTGTAAGGTTCTTATCATCAATTGTGATTTCTGTTGAGTTAATTGTAGTTGTTGTACCATTAACTGTTAGGTCCCCTGAAAGAACCAAAGATGTACCAGTTGCTGCACCAATGTTTGGTGTTACAAGTGTTGGGGTATTAGCAAAAACAAGTGCTCCAGTACCAGTTTCATCAGAGATGATTCCAGCAAGTTCTGAAGAAGATGTTGCTGCAAGTACGTTTAACTTATCTGTTGTTACAACAAGTGTCTTTGTCTCTGGAATGGTTGTTCCATTGATAGATGTAGCAGTAGCTACACCAAGTGCTGGTGTTGTAAGCGTTGGGCTTGTAAGAGTCTTATTTGTAAGAGTCTGAGTGTTTGTTGTTCCAACAACTGCTCCAGTTGCACCATGTGCTTCTGTTGCTCCTGTGTGAGTTGTAAGGTCTGAAGATGAAGCCTTGTTTCCAAGTTGAGTCTGGATTGAAGAAGTCACACCAGTAACATAGTTAAGTTCTGTTGTTGAAAGAGTTGCTCCATCAAGAATATTAAGTTCTGTAGAAGTTGAACCAAGTACAACATCTTCATTAATCTTTGGTGATGTTAATGTTTTGTTGGTAAGTGTCTGTGTATTAGTTGTTCCAACTACCGCACCAGTTGCACCATGTGCTTCTGTAAGGTTTGCGTGTGTTGTAACATCTGAAGTAAGTGCTACTGTACCAGTTGCATCTGGGAATGTGATTGTACGGTCTGCTGTTGGATCAGTTACTGCAACAGTTGTTTCAAAGTCATCTGCTGTTGTTCCTTCAAATGAAATTGAAGAAGCAAATACGCCAACTGCTGCTGGGGCTGCCCACTCAAGGCCGTATGTAGCACCTGATGCTGCTGTAAGGACTTGACCATTTGTGCCAATACCTAAACGAGCTACTGCATCATCTGCACTACCTACAATTAAATCACCCTTGGCATCAACGACACCTGCTGTGATAATGTTCTTTCCATTAACGGTCGCTGTTGATCCCTCAACAACCAGTCCCGCCTTTACTCTAAAGTCTTTATTTACTGTTGCCATTTTATCTCCTTAGTTAGGCCTTTAACCCAATACGCAAGTAGCGTAAGGTTATCGGGGTTTGTCCACCCACAGGGACTACAGAAAGTGAAACTGTATCGCCTGCTCTAGATACGGAGATGGTGCCAATATTCCCATCATTATCTACTGTTCCATATTCGCTAACGCTAACATCTGTAGCATCAGGGACTATGGTTAATTCTGTGGCCCAATATTTATTGGCACCACCAGAAGTCTTTTTAATTGAGATCATGTATTTTACTGATCTCCACTCGCTTGCTAAAAAGTTATCAAAGATTGTAGTATTTTCAATACCATTAATTGTAGACTCATTGTTGCCATCTGAACCAAGGTCAGTAGAACGAGCAGAAGAACTGTCAATTAAGTCTTCGTAATTTGTTTGACTTGGACGATCACCAGTTTGGAATAAAGCTTTTACGCTTGCGATTGATATTTTAGCCATATGCTGATTATATCATAATTATATTAGATAATATAGTTAGAAAAACCAATAATTTGAACACCAATTCCAGGTGGAGCTAATGGGTTTACCCCATCTATTCCAAGGTTTGTAATCTTTATTTTAAATGGAAGAATGTCTTTTGGTTTTATTTTCTTGGGATAATCTACTGTTTTAATATTTGAAGATTTTGGTTTAATGTCTAATACAACAGAAGACTTAGAAGAAATGTTAGAAACTTTTTTAAGTGTTCCAGTTGACTTGTTAGATAGTTTTTGTTTATACGGTTTTATATCTTCTAATTTAGATAATGGTTTAAGATCAGAAATAGTTGCTTTAGCCATTTGTTATGACTCTTGATCTGTAACTTCGCCAATCATGACCATTTCTCCTTGACATACCGTCCAGACTCTAGTAGCATCAGATAACTGTACATCAAAAACATCTCCAGTTAATAGTTGCTTTGATTGAGCTGGTGTTAAGAATACTGTAAATTCTCCGTCATCATCTAAGCCCATTGCGGTAGGAGTTAATGTAAAAAGAAGATCATCTCCTACGTTATCAGAGTATCTTCTAAACTGTGACTTAATTGTCCATTCTGCAATAACAATTGGATCGCCTAAATCATCTTGTACATAAATTCTAAATGCTGCACTATCTCCAGTGACAATAGTCCAATTAACTAATGGAGGTTTGTTTCCAACATTATATGTTGTTGGTGCTTTTACTGAAGTTAAGCTACTCTCATCTTTATTTCTATAACTTACCATTATGCTAACCCTGCTTTCAATGCTGCCCAAGTTCCATTACCTGTTGGTTTACCAACAATTATAACACCAGTAGTTGCGTGTGATTTTGCTACTACTCCTACTGCTGTTCCTCCAGTTGCTGGTTGGGTTGCTGTTAATCCCCCAGAAGTTCCAGTGTAAAGAATATTTCCAGCGGTATAAGAAGATGTGGCAACATTACTAAAAATACCAGAAATAACAATAACGCCATCAGTTGCTGTACTAATAATATTTTTAGCCAAACCTAACATAGGATAATTCATTGTGTTAGTTAGTTTAGTTACTTGTGGTTTTCCGCTGGTATTATTAAATCCAGAAACATAAACAGGATCACCCTTGGCAATAGAAACACCACTAACATTTGTTACTTCAATTGTTATGTTTGACTCTGTTGCAAAAAGGACAGACTCCATACGCTCAGCCAACGATTGAATATCTCCCACAATATCAACTGGGTCGCTTGCAACGGGATAAGGAAAATCGTAAATATCAGTCGTCTCAGCCATAATCTTATTATTATACCACTTCCTAAGAAAGTTATTGAAAAGTTATAAAAATGTTACCTAAAGTTTGCTTTTGAGGTCATTTTTATGTTATACTTAATACATGCTACCAACAGGTAGCATTTGTTCTCTAGGAGGTTATTATTATGAGAAGAGACAAGCAAGCTTGGATTGGAATCCTAGCATTAGTTGGTGTTATTGCACCTTTTAGTAACTCTGCTAATGCGTCAAGTACCGAAAATAATTTACTAATAAATAAGTCTGTAGATGCTCCTGCCTCCGACAAGGAGGCATTTGTTGTTTCTAAGGAAAAAATGTTAGCTAAATTTGAAAACAGAACACACTTAACAGATAAAGAACTAAAGCAACTTCTATCCCTTGTAGGGTTTGAGGGTAAAGATTTAGTAGTAGCTTGGGCTATTGCTAAAAAAGAATCTAATGGTCGTCCATTGGCATACAATGGTAATCATAAGACTGGAGACTCCTCTTATGGGATGTTTCAAATTAACATGATCGATAATCTAGGTCCTGATCGTAGAGATAAGTTTGATCTAGATACAAATGCTGAGTTATTCAATCCCGTAAAAAATGCGGAGATTGCATACTATATGTCCAACGGGGGAAATGACTGGTCTTCTTGGAAAGGTATTACGCCAAAGACTAGGGCTTGGATGAAAAAATTCCCTAAATAAAACTTTAGGTAATAAAGAACCTCTACTGTAAAAAGTAGGGGTTTTTTATTTTATAGATATGTTGTTTCTGATGGGAACCATGCTGAATATGCAGATGATCCAGAAGCATTTGTTGCAAGTAATCTTACTCTTGCCCAGTGATTTGGTGAGGCATAAGGAGAAGTAAGTTGATAAATTTGGGCTGAAGCTGGTTTTGCAAAAGTTGCAGTGAAAGGTCCAGCAGCACCTGTTCCAGATCCATCTGTAGAAGTGTAGAACTCTACAGTAAAGCTAGTTGGACCCGCAACATCGGTCCAAGAAACTGTTCCAGAAGTACTAACTGAAACTCCTGTTGGTGCATCAGGTGCTGAACCTGCAGGAGCAAAGTAAGGTGGGAAGAACGGTGGGAAGAACGGTGGGAAGAACGGTGGGAAGAATGGGAAGAACGGTTCTGGAGATGTTGGGCAGCCTCCGCCAATGGCAGAACGAATTTGTGCTTCTGTCATTCCAGTAGTTGCAACATAGCCTGTAACTATATCCCAACCAGGGGCTCCCTGCGGTCCAGAACCGTATCCAGCACCTTGTGTAACTCCATTATAACAACCTGACCAAACTAAATATCTTGTATTAAAAGTGAAATAACTGCTAGTTGCTACATTAGATGTACCAAATGAGTTCTTTGATTGTACTCCAATATTGTAAGTTCCAGATTCTGCAAGAGTAACTGATGTTGATGATGTTTCACCAAATGCTATTGGCACTGGTGCTTCAGGGTCATTAGAGCCTATAGAATAAACATATGTTATAGGTCCTATGCCAGTTGATGCTGTCCAAGAGAATGTTCCACCTACTGGATTTAAGTTGTCAGATCCAGTAAGATTAGTTGGAACAGATGGGGCTGAACCTGCAGTGCCAGTTGTAGTAGCGCTTCCATTGTTATAACCAGATCTAGAAGTAGCAATAGTGACAGTTGCACTCTGACCAGCGGTTAAACCAGTTACTGTAAATGGTAGTACAGTTCCCGTTGGTGGACTAAAGAGTACGCTGCCAGCGCTAGTCGATGGGGTCCATGTAAAGTTTCCATCATAGTTTGTAACAGCTCCAGTAAAACCGCCTGAAGTAGGTGTATTGCCGTCAAAAGTAGGAACAAGGGCTGCTAGTAGTGGAGCAAAGTAAGGTGGGAAGAATGGTGGGAAGAACGGGAAGAATGGTGGGAAGAATGGTGGGAAGAATGGTGCTGGAGCTGATGGACTAAATGAACTAGTGGCAGCAGAACTTAATGAATCTTGAACAGTATTATTTAATTTAACAACTGCGGTATAAGAAGTTCCATTAGATAAACCAGAAATAGTAATTGGAGATGTAGAACTAGTTCCTGTAATTGAATTTGGAGTTGTAGTTGCTGTATAAAGTAAAGAAGTGTTAGGTTTTCCAGTATTTGCTGGAGCAGTAAAAGCTACAGATACACTAGCATTACCAGCAGTTGCAGCTCCAATTGTTGGAGTTCCTGGCTGGCGATTATCTGAAGAACCCGTTACTCCTGGAATTGGCATTATGCAATCAAGTCTCCTGCAAGTACCCAAGTATCTGTATTTAGCTTTATTAATGTTGCCATTGATCCAGCTGCACGTATTTTTGCTCCTGGGGTTGCATATGAAGTAATTCCAACAGTAAAAGCAACTGTAACTCCTGTTGTAAGCGCAATTAAATGTATTTGAGTTCCAATAGGATACGCAACAGTTGCGTTAAGTGGAACGGTAAATGCATAAGCACCATTCATTTGAACCAATGTACTAGCATCAGATAAAACAAATGTATATCCTGCAGTCTTAGCAGTTGTATTTACATTAAATGGTTGAAAATTTAAAAGACTTGTTCCATTACCAACTTGAATTTGCTTGTTTGTAGTATCCCAGGCAATTTTTGCATCTGTTGTAGAGGATGTTGTAGTTATAGCAGTTGCTGCAGCAGGAGTGGCCCATGATAATCCAGAAGCAGTTGCGCTGTCTGCAGTTAAGATTGTTCCATTTGCTCCAACAGTGACTACAGATAAAACGTCATTTCCAGAAGCTGAAAGCAAATCTCCTTTTGCGTTAAAGCTTGAAGATGAAAGAGATTCTCCTTCTTCAATAGCATCAATTCGTTCGTCTAGGCTATTAAGTGTATATGCAATTGATGGGCTAACTAAGTTAGCCTTATTTGTTTCAGATGTATTAAAACTTTCAGACCCATAATGATATGTTCTAAGAGCAACCTGAATATCAGCTGCGTCTCCAAGACTTGGAATTCTTGTTGGTACTAAAGTACCTATGCTTTCACTTGCCATGATTCACCTCTCTAGAATTATATCACAAAGTGTGACTAAAACTATTATATTCCTTCAACTATTGATATAAATAGATGAGTAGTTACATTTCCAGTTAAATTTGCCCAACTAGTACCGTCATACTCTACTGCGTTAAAATTAATTACAAGGTTTGTTCCAGACCCAGCAAGTGCTGGTATAGACATAGATGATGCTACAGGGTCTGAATGTGCAATACTATATTGGATATTAAAGTTTTCTGCTGTAAGCGGAGTTCCAGATATAGTTACAATGTTTGCAATTGGAATGCTAATTTGTGCTGTTCCAGCAGTATATGTTGTCAAGTGTGTTTGAGAATACAAGACAGGATTCATATCGAGAACCTGAATCCATTGGTCGAGTGCACCAGGAACAGCTACATACTGATAAAGATAACCATAATCTGCTCCTGGAGATGCATTAATATATAAATCATTTAGAAGTGGGGTTTGTCCAATTTCAATGTCGTTTGGGTCTCCTACTCCGACAAAAGTTTGGCTGCCACGAGTTCCAGTTGAACCAATATCAACCAATACTTCAATAATGTTTGGTGGTCCTACAACCGTTATACTATCAGTAGATACTAATACTTCAGGCACTACCAGCACCCGTAATATCATTTGTTACTGTAATTGTTCCTGTTAAAAGTGTAAAGATAACATCTGGTTCTGGAGATTCATTAGTTATTTGAACATCATATACATGTGTTCCAGCTAGGAGAGTTCTTCCTAGTGACGGAATAATTTTACAAGTTATAATGTTTGTTACATCATTTACTACTGCGGATGCAGTGTAAGAAAACGCTGGGGCTGCACCAATAGGCCCTCTTGCACTAGCAATTGTAAAACTTGCAGTATAGCCAGTTAGGTCAAATGCTTCTCCATTAGAATTTTTTGGTTGGATAACAAATTCTGATGTGTCGCCACGATAGTAATTAAAATTATAAGTTCCTGGAAATGCCATGATTCCTCCTAATATATTATACCACTAAGACACTGATATATACATGCCCTTTAAAATAATAGTACTTTCGCTATCTGTTCTTGCCTGAATAATTCCACCTTCAGATTTAATCTTTGATATATCTATATACAGGGTTTGATTAAATGACATTTCGTATGGATATTTATATTTCAACATTCCTATATACCCTGTTGGTGATTCAACTCTTGGAATATATGTTCTTAGCCAAGCTTCTGTGCTATTTGAATCCGTGCTTAAAATAATGTCATATCTAATGTCGACTTTTGCTCCTACTTTTAGCTGTTTAAAATTAATTCTGCCAGTGTTCTGATTCCACAATGAAACTCCACCTATTGGAAGAAATGATAATATATTATTTTCTGGATCTTCATCTATTGATAAAGTTACCCAACCATCATCTCCTCTATTTGGACCAAGATGTATTTGTCTTTTGTTTTTGTTTTCATAATAAGCCCATCCAGGATATTGACCAGATTGGCTTTCGTATGATTGACCGTTGCTTTTCCCAGGTTCTCCTTTAGGGCCTTGAGGACCATCTAAGCCAGGCCTTCCTTCTTTGCCTTGAATTCCACGTTCTCCTCTAGCTCCTTCTGGGCCTGGAGGTCCTTGTGGTCCTATATCACCCTTTTCTCCAGTCATTCCTGGTACGGCAATATACTCTGTGTTTCCTTGTAATGATTCCTGAGTTAACTGAACTGTCTCAGCATATTTCTTTTTTGGAAAGTCCATGCTTTTTGACATGCACTATTTTACCTTAAATGTTTTTTTACCAATTTTAATAACAGGTGGCAAATTAGTTTGCGGAGTTGATACTTTTACAACAGGCATTAAAGGCTCGTTCCGCTAACATCACCAAGGACGCAAATAGTTCCAATAACTGGAGTCCAAGTTGTATCTTCACCTTCTCCAGAACCAGCTGGAATTACAACTTGTAAATCAAAAGAAAGTTCTGCTACTACAGATCTATAGGCTGTGCCCCAATTTGCGGTAGTTAAAGCGGGTATCTGAATTTCCCCATAACCTAGTCCAGAAACAACAGGAAGATCATCTAATACTTGACCACTTGGATCATAGGCTGTAGCAATGTAAGTCCAGTCTGTAGTATCGTATTCTGTTACTTCATCGTCCTCAAAAAATTCAATTTTAAGGTTTGCGCTATCCCCACGAACCACTGTCCATTTAATGTTTGCTGGAGTAGCTCCATACTTATCAATTGTAGGGGTGCACATAATAATTGATTATACCATAAAACTAACACCTAAGCTCAGTGGGTGGGGTGGGTAGAACCTAGGTGTTAGCTCTTAAATTATATCTTATTTTATTAAAAATCCAGGGATATACAGATTTTAATAACAAAAAGTTATAATAAAGGCATATTAATAAATTGTTATAAAAAGTTATAATTCAAAACGGGATATCAATACAAATCCCAGTAATGTCTATGCTATACTTAAAATATATAAAGAAAAGAATATACTATAGTTAAGGTTTTTAAGTATATTATATATATTAGTATATAATCCAATTATTCAATTTAGATAGTTCTTCATAAGAAATCTCTTCTTTATTATACATGACAATACAACCACCTATATCAAAATTTTCTTTATAGTCTTTAGAATGTGAAAAATAACTATCCTGGAAACAGATATCATTTTTATTTTCTATAGTTGTATTGCAAAAATTACTCCAAACAATTAATCCATCATTTTTAAATAAATCAAGATTTTCACTGTCAATTATTTTTTTACATTCTAATATTACTTTATCTATAATTAATTTAAGTATTGTGCTATTTCTAACAGCAGCAAAATTAGAATTATTTATCCATTCGTCATCTGCTTGAAATCCAGGACTAGAACAAATCATATCTTCGTCATTATAGTTTTCATTAACTACTTCATCTAAAGGCATGGTACAAATAGAGTCCATGTCAGCATAAAATCCACCATATGTATAAATCATAATTAATCTCCATATGTCAGCCTGGTTAATTCCACTGCATAAAATATAAGATTCATATAACTCTTCGTCATAACCTTTAATATATTTATGTCTTTCTTCTGCGCTTAAGTAGATATGAAACCAAGAAGGATTAAGGTTCTTCCAAGTATTGATTACATTTTTTTGAAATGGTTCAAGCTCTTCGTATGGCTTTTCATGTGTCTGCCAAATTATTTTAGTTATCATAGGATTACTTTGACTTAGCGATATACTCTAAAAGAATATTATACATGTGGTCTAATTTTCTATTCATATCTGATCGTTTTGCATCTGCTTCGTTAATACGCTGTTCAAGTCTTGAAATTTGGTCTTTCATAGATGAGCCTGAATTGGGTTTAAGTTCGACGAGATAATGTTTTACGAGAAATTTAATCCCGCCTGCCATAATACCGACTATGGTTAATACGCTTAAAATTAACGCAGCCCAGTCTTGTATAGTCATAAGATTCATTATATCATTATATAAGATTTAATTTCGACGGAATATAGAAGTCGCCGAAAATAGAGATAACAAACCCTCCCCTAGACAACATATGGATCAAAGATCCAAACATGTCTTAAATCGGCTCCTGTCCTCTCTATAGGCTATAATAAGTATATGGATGATGTAACACCTTTTGACTTAATCAATGGTTCCCCGAGAGTTGAAAAAGATATAAAAGAGACTCGCTTGGATATTTGTAAAACCTGTGATTGGTTTAGACCAAAGACTCAAACATGTAAAAAATGTGGATGTTTTATGGCTGCTAAGTCTATGTTAGCAAATGCTAAGTGTCCGATTGGTAAGTGGTAATATGAAAATTAATAGGTTATCCCCAGATATTTATGAAATTGAAGATTTTGTTACTATCGAGCAACAAGAAGAAATATTAAAGTTTGCATCAGGGTTAGATGAAAAGCAATGGTGGCTAGATGATAATAAAGAAAATTTTTTCTATGGCAAGCAGTACAATGGAGAGAAGCCAAAAGTATTTAAAGAGATAGATACTCAAGTTAATAACTTATTTGACTCATTGCTATATGTAGGCTATGTTGCTCTTCAACGGTATAGGCAAGGAGCAGCAATCCAGGAACATAGGGATTACTGGCTATACGATGAACCATATCATATTAGATACGGTATATGTATATATTATAATGATGAGTACGCAGGTGGAGAGTTAGAGTATTCTGAGCTAGGCATAGTCCATAAACCTAAAGCCAGGTCATTGGTTATGCATGGTGGTAATATATTACATAAAAATTTGCCTGTTACCGATGACTTACCACGATATTTTTCAACAACCTTTGTAAGAGGGTCAAAAGATAGTCCAGTTCTTTTAAATAAAGAACTCTTTAGCGAAATAGAGGAACATGATGGATCCACGTATAGATAAAATAAATAATATGACCAGGCAAGAGCTTGATCTACATATGCGACAAAAAGGCAATGTGATGCAAGCCTCAGACACCTTTGCTTTAGACATCCTAGAATATAAGAAAAATGGATATTATGTAGAGATGGGATCAGCAGGTCCAATAAGTGGAAATACTACTTATAAGATGGAGACTGAGTATGATTGGACTGGAGTTGGTTTTGATCTAGACGAAAGAAATGTCGAAGATTACAATACCGTTCGAAAAAACCCTTGTTTGCTACAAGACGCTACAAAATTTGATTATCTAAAGTATTTTGAAGAAAATAACTTTCCAAAGCAAATAGACTATCTCCAAATTGACATTGAATCTCCTATGGATAAGGGTGGAAGACCTATTGCTCCTATTGGAACACCATTGAATGGTTTAATTGCCCTGCCATTATCCAGATATCGATTTACCGTGATTTCTTTCGAACATGAGTATATTATTAATTACAAGAATGCCTCACTGCGTGATGCCCAAAGAGAGATTTTAAATAACCTTGGATATTCTTTAGTTGCCAAGCTAGGCCATGAAGACTGGTGGGTTGATTCTACTGTTATTCCATATGAGATATATAAGTATTATGGAAGATACGAAGCACCTTAAATAACAAATCGTTATATATAAAAACCTTATTTGTTATGGTCTGATTCGGATTTACAGCTACATCCATTACAACAAAAATCTGAAAATATTTTCATAGCCAGAGATTCGTATTGTGGTTCTGGTTGGTTTGTCATAGTTTTAATTATACCCTGGATTTTTAGAAAAAGTGGTTTTGACAAAATCTGAATATTTTGTATTTGTGTATGATACAGATTTAAAAAAACCTACACACTAAAAAATAGTGAGCACGTTTTAAATTTCTTTAGCCTTGCCATGAATCCAACCGCTGTGAATACCTGCGAGAGGTGCGTCTATATTTACAGCCTTGCCAATTGGAAGGATCTCCGCATATTTTTCAATAAAATTATTTAGATGTTC